CTTTCTAACTTTATCTGCTTCCGACATGGACATACCGCCAAGGTGTACGCATGCTTGCATAACTTGTTCCTGGTAAAGAATACAGCCATAGGTGTCCTCCGTAAATTGTTTTAGTACTTGGTGTGTATAAGAAATATTTTGACGACCATGCTTACGATCAACATAGTCCTTACCAATAGTATTCATTGCACCTGGACGGACAAGTGCGTTTGATGCTGCAAGTTCGTTTAGATTCTTAACTCCCATCTTAACAAGAAGGTTTGTGTATGGTGCTGCTTCACACTGGAACACGCCCTTTGTGTATCCATCTGATAGCATTTGATATACATTTGCATCGTCCATCTTGATCTTAAGAAGGTCAATCTTTTTACCATCTCGCTCTTTGATTATATCAATTGTATTCTTAAGAACAGATAAAGTCTTAAGACCAAGAGCATCAATCTTAATCAAACCAATTCTTTCAGCCTCTTCCATGTCAACACCTACAACAGGAATTCTTTCATCTGATCCTGTAGATGATCTTGTTTCGAGTGGTGCGTATCTGAAGATTGGTTCTTTACTTGTTACTACACCTGCTGCGTGAATACCAGTACCACGAATACGGCCACGAAGTTGTTCTCCATAGATCTCTACTTCTGGATACTTCTCACGAAACTCGTATGTTGATTTTGATGTACAGAAATCATCCCATGAGTCTACAGTCTTCAAAACTTTATTTACATCTGATAGAGGAATGTTTAGTACTCGTGAAACATCTCTAACAATTCCTTTGCCAGTAAACTCAAGGAAGGTAGCAATAGATGCAACATGTCGATACTGTCTAACAAGATAGTCTTTCACTTCTTCACGACGAGTATCCTGAATATCTGTATCAATATCTGGAAAGTCATTACGCTCTGGATTAATAAAACGGAAGAACAAAAGATTGTGCTCAATAGGATCAATGTCTGTAATCTTTAGTGCATAGCAAACAAGAGAACCAGCAGAAGAACCACGACCTGGACCTACCATAATCTCTTCCTTCTTTGCCCAGTTGATCATATTACTTACAACAAGGAAGTATGGAGCAAACTTCTTATCTTTAATAATCTTTAACTCTTCATCAAGCCTATCAAGATACTCTTGGTTTTCTGACAAACCACGCTCTACCAAACCTTCTAATGCAACCTTGGCAAGTTCTTTGTCTGGGCTCTTGTACTGTACTGGCAGAAGGTTTAGTCCTTCTTGAATGCCATAGTCTCCTACTGTCTCTGCTAATAGGATTGTGTTTGAGTATATGTCAGGTCTATCAATACCCTGCAATTCCATCGCTGCCTTCATCTCTTCATAAGACAAAAGGTGGATATCAAATTTATTAAATGTAATCTGACGGTCTTCGCCGTAAAGATAATCAAGGCGTTCCATCATGTTGCCCTTTTTCTTTGACTTTTCATATGTTGCATCTTTTACAAACTTGCCGTGTGTGTTCATAAGCAACTTAAACTCTTGAACTTCTTTTTGAGATGAATCAACATGGTGGCAGTCTGGTGTTACAACAACCTTAATGCCGAACTCATCTGCAAGTTCAATCAAATACTTATTGATGTGTGCTTCGTTGTGAGGCATGACTTCAATATAGTAGTCATCCTCAAAGCGTTCTTTGAACCAAGAGATATACTTCTTGGCAAGAGCAAACTCTTCTTCTTCTAATGCTTTTACAAGTACGCTGCTTGGGCATGCAGAGGTTACGATAATTCCTTCTTTATATTTTTCCAAAATAGTAAAATCAAATCGTGGCTTCTTAAAGAAACCATCTGTCCAAGATAGTTCACTAATCTTGTTTAGATTTTCCAAACCAATTTGATTCTTGGCTAGAAGGATAATGTGATTATAGACAAGATCTTGTTGACCTTCTCTTTCAGACTTATCTCTTTTATCAGATATGTCTGAACACATGTATCCTTCTAGACCTAGAATTGGCTTAATGCCATTTGCTTTTGCAATACGGTGCAGTTCCCTATGCCCAGATAAAGTACCGTGGTCGGTGATAGCAATTGCTGGCATCCCCAACTCAACTGCACGGTTCACGTATTCTTCTGGAGTAGCAATCCCATCAAATAAACTAAAATGGGTATGGACATGTAAGCCGACGTAGTTCATATTACCAATCAGCGTTAGTTGCTGAAGTGGCAGATGGACCGTCAAAGCCCAAATAGAACGCTTCTTGTTCTGCGTATGGAATCTTCTTTAGTGCTGACTCCAAAGGATAAGGTTCGATATCTTTCCAATCGAATGGTTCCTTATCTGGTGCTGATGGAATAAGTGTGTAATTGGTTTCAGTTCCCTGACCATTACGCTTTAACTTCCACAGTACATTTGAGATGCTGCCTGTTTCAAGTGCATACTCACGAATTGTGTTGAATGATGATTGCTTGCTGATACCCATTGACCAGATTGCAACATATGGTGCTTCGATTCCATCGTCAACTAGGACGTTGCAATAGAAACGAAGACGACCACGCCAGCCAGCCTTTGGATCCTTGCGGTGCATCTCTTCTGCCCAATCACGGCCTTCTGATTCCATTGTGTCTACAGCCTTACGCTTGTAGTCCTTTGGATTTACGTGCTCCTTAACAACAAGTGCTAGTCCACGCTTTTCTGCATAGTTTGCAGAGTCCTCATCAAGTTCTTCAATGAATCGGATCTTTACAGACTGACCGTCTGCAAGTTTAAGCCACTTTACTTTTGGCCCGTCGTTTTCGTACTTTGGTCTGTCGAGCAGGGCGTTGATGTTCTTGATTCCCTTTACAATGCTCATATTTTTCTCCTTTGTGTGTTTGTATTAGTTTAGCATAAGAGATATTGATTTGTCAAACTGAAACTCTAAGTTCTTAAGTTCTTCGTCTGGCATATCCCCAATGTCTTTATATTTTGTGTTTAGTTTAATAACAGAAACACGAGTAGAAAGTTTTTCAACTATCCTATCTTTCATGTTTCCTCCTGCTTCATCGTTATCAGCAATAACAATAATGTTATTAAAATACTTCTGAAGCAATTCTATTTGTGTGCTTGACACATTTGCGCCAAGAGTTGCTACTGCTGGCAGCCCTACCTGATCAAGCCTAATGGCATCAAAAGATGATTCCACTACATATACTCTATCAGATTTCTTAACTCTGTGCAAGTTAAAAAGTGTTTTGCTTTTTGGAAGACCTGGAGTATTTTTAAAATCTTTTCCTTCAACAGATCTGCCGACAAAGCCTAGAGGTATTCCATCTGGGCTGTGTACTGGAACGGTTACCATGTCTTGCTTCTCTGAATATCCTAATGAGAACTTTATGCAAGAAGGCTTTTGAATTTTTCTATATGTAAAATAATTTCTTGCTCTTTCTGAAGCAACTAAATTATTGTGCAACCTCTTAATAATTAATTCGTCAAATGTTTTATATTGTTCTTCTTTTACAAGTGCCTTATCAATTTCTGTAGTAAGATTAGTTAATTTCTCTTTACTCTTAATAAATCTAGCAGACTCAAAGTATGTTCTTCCAGATGTGTGCATAACAAGTTCTATAAGGTCTGCAGACTTTTGACAAGAAAAACAAAAGAACATGCCACTATCTTTTTGTACTTCTCCTGCTGGTGTTCTGTGATTATTGTGAAATGGACAAAATATCATAAAGTCTGCATCAAGTTCAGACTCTACGGTAATACCCGATCCTGTAAGGACTCGCTTGACTTGCTCTGCAGAATAGGTATTAGATTGGTTCCGTCTATTCCTGCTATCCATTCGCTCTTCCTTTTCCCTGCGTAGACTGCCTGTAGTGATAGTTCAAATTCAAAAAAGTTCTTTAATTCATTATACCTTATAGTGAAATCTGGGTCAAGATCAAGCCTTCTAACATATCCACTAAGTTTCATTTCTGTTGACAATAACCTTATGTACTCTTCTCTGAGCCTTCCAATCATTGAATCATCATGAATTACTCCATTAAGATAGAACATCTTGATGGGCTTATGATGATATGAAGCATATGGCATGCTCTCCTCTTTTGACATACCATATTATAACTACTTATCTTCAAAGTCTTTATATCTGTAATAGCCCTTGTCAAAATCGCATTGAACAAGGAAGTCTCCCATAAAACCATTACGGTTCTTTCTAAAGGCACACTCAATGATATCGCTATTAGTTCCACGGCCTAGGGCAAGGACCCAGTCAGCATCGTAGGCAATCTGTCTAGACCAAGCCGTTTGACCTAATGTAGGAACTGAAGATAGGTCGTTAACATCATCTGGTGTGGCAGAGGAGATAGCAATGATAGGGACTTCTTCACCAATGGCCATTAGTTTAAGTTCTCTTGAAAGGTTCTTCATTCGTACCGTTTCATTATCTGACTTCTGGTTAGGAGCCATTAACTGAAGATAGTCAACGATTACAAAGTCTGGCTTGTACTGGTCAATCTTTCCACGTAGAACTGAAGGGTTGATTTCTCCACCCTGATCGTTTGAAATAATATGAAACTCTGGCTTGCCTTGAAGATTCTTTGCATGCCATTCCTTGAGCATGTCAATTTCAATCTCGCCATTACTGATTTTTCTATGAGACCAACGGCCCTCACCCATGATAGTAAATACACGGTTACGAACTTCTGTCTCAGACATCTCAAGAGAAATTACAAGGGGTGTCTTACCCTGTTTCCAGGCCTGTACAGCGAAGTACAGGGCTAACCAAGACTTTCCTATACCTGGGTATGCCAAGAAGACTCCTAACTGCCCTGGCATAATTCCAGACGGCAAGTAGTTATCAAATCCTGGCAATCCAGTCTTGATGCCGACATGTCCTAGGGCTTGTTGCTTCTTTACATTTTCAAAGTAAGCAATAGCAGACTCTAGGTCTGTGACATCAATATCACGAATAGCAGCAGTGTTCTTTTTTAATTCTGAGGTTTTTGTAATAAGTTCGTTGAGAGCAGCAATTCCATTATTATTCTGAATCTCAGATGCTGCTGATCTAATAATATCTTTAAGGCTATCTGTTAAGTATTCTCCCTGAAGTTCTTCAAGATGATGCTTTGTTGCACCAATGCCAGCGACTGGCTCAAAGTCTCTAAACTTTTCAGTAACTAGTTCTACTGGAGGAAGTACTGAGTTATTCTCAAAATACAGTCTTACAAAGTTCCAAATGTCTCCGTGGGTTCTTAGAAGGTTGTCAACATTTGCTTGAAGAAGAACATGGATCTGCTTATCTTTCAGAACAGCCGTAAGTAGTTTTGCTTCTGTGTTATTCACTTAACCACTCCTTTGCCAGTCTTCTACGCTCTGCTCTTTCTTGGATATCTTTTAATCTATCCCTTTTTGCCTGTAATATTTTTTCTGCATTGTATGCAAAGTAATTCCATGATGGGGTTTCTGAAACAGCAAAGTAATACTCAAGTATTTCGTAGCATCCTGGCAATGTATATGACTCAACAAGAGCATCAGATGCCCACTGTTCTACATTAAGGTTTAGAGATGGCTTTGATTCGTACCTTGCGGTATGATACTTGCTGTATCTTGAAAGCAAAGCCATACGGTCTTTGCGTTCAGCCATTACTTTTCTTCAGCCTCGGACTGTGCTTCTAAAATCTTAGCAGTCAACTTGTCTTCAACAAACTTGTAGACTCGCTCAAATGCTTGATCTGGAGTTTCTCCATTACGTCTTGAATCTACAACACCAAGATCAAGTCTTAGTGATTGAAAGTTTCCAAGGTTGAGTGTGTATCCAAGTGTAACAGATACCTTTGTGTCTTCGTTTTCCATTTTATACCCTTCGTTAAATAGACTCGCTCCAAATTGGAACAAACTGTCCGTCTTCTGTTCTTCTATATGTAAGTATACCATCGCCCATTCTGCGTGTCAACTCTTGCTTGCTAGGCGTAATATCATTAGTAATTAATTTATCTTTTCTTGGTCTACCAATATGATATGAAGCAAGTATATCACGTATCTCTCTTACCTGTGATTCTGAGTAATATGATCTTACTTGAAATCCTCTTGCCCCACCTTTTTGAGATCCCGTTGGAAATGGAATGACTCCTCGTTTCATTAGTGATGGCATATATTTTTTATGACGATTAACTAAATCAGCAGTCTGCCCAACTGTGTAGGCTCTCTCTCTTTTACTTTTAAAATCACTAACTAAACAACTTTCAATTTGATCTTTTGTAATATTATAAACAGACATTATTCCATTAGATTTGTTTAGGTGGTGAACTCTAACAAGATCTTTATTTAAAAACCAAACCTTTTTATTCCCTGCAATTACAGGGAGGACATTGTAGCCTTCGCTCTCAATTGTTCCCTTTTTAATAGCCATCGGCCCTCCTGAGAATTGTTTGGTGGATGGAAAAATGATCGTGCCCCACAAGACATACAGTAAATTTCTAAATTATTTATTTCTGTGTATTGTCTATCTAGAAACATTCTTCCTTTGCATTTTTTACAAAAAATCATCAGTTGGGTATGCCTACCGCAATAAGGTTAATTCCAACACTTGTTATTCCGCCAATATTAAACTTTACTGAACCCTCTATGCTTGAGGTAGTTACGCTAGAAAGAGTAACCACAACATCTTTTCCAGCATCAGAAGAAGTTCCAATACTTACAGGAGTTGCCGTTACAATTGGAATAAACTTAAACTCAGTTGGAAAAGAATAAGAAAATGTTCGAGATGATCCAGCAGTCTGGCTTTCACCATTTGTAATTCTAACATAACCGCCAATAACTCTTGCCTCCGAAGTCTTGACGCTCTGCTTTCCTGCATTTGGGGTGTCAACTGTGACATACTTATTTACAGATGTAGAAGCCTGAGTTGATAGATCATTAATAGCCTTAACAATCTGATAAATGTAGGTTACGTCTAAGGGTTGCCCTCGCTCTGGTAGTGGTAAAATTGCCATACTTAATTATACCAGACCAAAAGTTCCAGAATCGTAAATCTCTAAGTCTTCATTTAGGGTCGGGTTGATTGAAGATACTTGAACAATAGCCCTAGCCGAAGTTGTTCCAGTTTTTAAAAATGAATAATTAGTTGATGAAGTTGTTGTTTTATAGGTTGGAGTAGAAGAATCAAAACCTACAAAAACATCATATAGTGTTTGTGTAGAAATATTTTCAGGGGACCAACTAAGGATTAGAGTGTTTCCTAGTTGTCTTATATCCCCAGTGCCAGGATTAACTGGTGCCGATGAAGCAAAAACTATTGGAGAATAAGAAGACTTTCTATTTTTATCTTCTGCAACTATCCTAAATCTTAAAACAGTTTTGTTATTTTCTGTTACTTTACCTAATAGTTCTTTTTTAATAACAACATTTTTAATTCCAGGATCTGGTGTAATTGTCATAATTAAACATCCAATGAGAATCTAAACTCTATATAGTTTGTAGTGTTTGCTGATTTTATAATTGGTCTAGACTGAATATTTTTAATTACAGAATATCCTGTTAATCCGTACAAAGAGTTTGTTGCTGTATTATTTTCAAGTCTTAAAGCATCAAGACAAACATAAAAAGAATTTGATGGTAAATTATCTTTAGTTATAGTAGTATAAATTTTTGCAGTAGTAACTTCAGCCCAACTAAATCCCAAACTCTTCTCTAACTCTTGAAATGTTCTACTTACTACAATGTATCTATTGTTTTCAAAATCATGAGTATCTTCTGACGTTCCATTTTCGTATCCCGTATCATCAATATCAATTGCAAATTTTGCATACTGAGTAGTAGAGTTAGTAGTATGAGAAAATTCTAAAAGTATTTTAACATTATCTGGAACAGTTGCAGGACTTAGGCTTGTTCCAGGAAGTTTGTTTATAACAGAGAATGCAAGTTTAAGTTCGTCCAGCGGACTATTTTTTGTAAAATCTATAGATGTTGGATCTAATACGATATAGTCTGATCCAGTTGTTCCAACCATACTGCTCTGTGAATTATAGGAAAGAGTTGATGTGTCACCTCTCATTGCAATAATATTATTTAAAAATCTACATCTTTCATTTCTATTAACCCTATACTCATTTGTAAAAATTCTGTTGTCTGCGTTTGTTGAAAAAACTTTTGGTGTCTGATTTATAACTCCATCATTATTTTCTCCATCTAATGGTCCATACTCTGAAAAAATATTGGCAGGAGATGCTCCATCAATACTGTATCTCCAGTTATCTGTATCTGAAAAAGAATAAACAATTTTACTATCAAATGCTCCTGCTATTGGATTTGATGCTGCTGAAAATATTCCTACTTCAGTAATTTCATATCTTTCTTGGGTTGGAAGTTCTGCGGTTAGCACAACCTTTGAAAGGCCATCCTCATCAACAAAACCTCTAGAAATAATGGGCATTCGTATCATTTCAAATTCCAAAGACTCTTTATCTTTTATAGCAGATAATTCAGAATTATTAAAAACATAGTCAGAGGCCACTGGCTTTGTTCCACAGCCTATTGCAATGTGGGATGCATAAGATGTGGTCTGTCCAACAAGGTACTTTGCCAAAATATTTTTACCTACATTAGTTATCATTGATTGCTCCCTTAGTATATTGTATCATCAAAAGTACCTCCAGCAGTTAATATTTCAACCTCTACCTGCTCATCCTTTTTTGTATTTATTAGATTAATTACAAGGTCTCCGCTTATTGGATCTATATATATAGACTTTCCATTATAAACTTTTACCCTTTTTGTCAAGTCTGGATTAGTTCCAACTAGGTCATATCCGTTTCCATATCTTGGAAGATAGTTGAAAAGAGATATAGCCAACGAATTAAAAAATGAATCAGCGGACTGAAGCCTTAAAACATTGTTTGGGTTATACTGTAAGTAAAGGTCTGTTAAATTTTTAATTGGTGCGTAGATTACTGTTTGACCATTTACCAAATCTTGTCTAGATATTGTTGCAAGTTCAAAACCACCTATGTCTTCAAATATAAGGTCTGTCATTATTTCAATGGAAACAACCTGTTCTCCAAATATAAGTAAGTCTGGTGTTGCTATTTTTACAGCGTCAAATGCATTTGTATTGACTGGATTTGGGATTCCTGCTGTTGCTGATATGCTTGTATCTGACATTAGATTACCTCACTTAAAAATAATTGCATTTCTGGACCATTGGAACTTCTTGAAAAATCAATGTTATATACAACAAACCTATTAGATGAGTTTGCTGCAATGTCTATTCCATTTTCTTTATAATCTAAACTTACGATATCTCCAAGTTGAATTGTTGGAATAGAGAATATTTTAACTCCCAAAGCCTTTCTTGGTTTTGATATTTTTGTAACAATCCA